TTTCTCCTATTATAGTATAAAGAATATAGCATAAATGGGTGGTGGTCTTCTTCAACTTGTTGCTTATGGTGCTCAGGATGTTTATTTAACTGGTAATCCTCAAATAACTTTTTTCAAAGTTGTATATCGCCGTCATACAAATTTCGCAATGGAAGCTATACAGCAAACTTTCAGCGGTAATCCTAATTATGGCAATACTGTATATTGTCAAATTTCACGAAATGGAGATTTAATTCATAGAACTTATTTAGAAGTCGGTATTAAAAAATTATTCTCTGCTGATAATTCATATGTTAATTATCTTGGATTACGATTATTAAAAAATGTTTCAATAGAAATCGGAGGTCAGCAAATAGATAAACATTATTCTGATTGGTTATATATATGGAATGAACTTTCCCTACCAATGGGCAAACGTTTTGCATGGGATACTATGGTTGGTGCTGATAGAGATGCTTTAAATTCTGGTGCTTATAGTAATGGTGATGATACAACTTATTTATATATACCTCTTGAATTCTGGTTTTGCCGCAATATTGGTCTTTCATTACCTTTAATAGCTCTTCAATATCATGAGGTTAAAATTAAGATTGATTTTGAAACTTTTAATAATTGTATGTTTCAAACAGCTGGAGCTGGAGCAGGAAATGATGGTCCTGTTTCAGGAGAAACTTCTAGATCATTAATAAGTCCAAATTTATGGGTTGATTATATATATCTTGATACTGATGAACGTCGCAAATTTGCTCAATTATCTCATGAATATTTAATTGAACAATTACAATTTACTGGAACTGAAACTTTAAATTCATCTGGTTCTCGCATTAAATTAAATTTCAATCATCCATGCAAAGAATTAATATGGGTAGCTAAACCTCATACTGTTGTTTCACAATGGTATAATTATACTTCTTCAGGAAGTATAATAACAACTAATACTAATGCTTATAATTCATATAAATTTCCTAATGTTCCAGTTGCAGCTGGTAATGTACCAGATTATTTAGTATCATCTAATGTTAGTACAGCTGTTGATGCAACAGCATTAAATAATAATTTAATTGATAATGTTAATCCATATGATGAAACTGCATCATTATTTTATAATCCTTTTGATACTTGCTTATTACAATTAAATGGCAATGACCGTTTTAATGTTCGCAATGGAACTTATTTCAATTTAGTTCAACCTTATCAACATCATACTAATATACCTGAAAATCGTGGAATTAATGTTTATTCATTTGCCTTAAAACCAGAAGAACATCAACCATCAGGAACTTTAAATATGTCTCGCATAGATACTGCTATATTAGATTTAAAACCTCGAGATAATATCTCAGGAAATGTAAATATATATGCAGTTAATTATAATGTTCTCCGTATTCTTTCAGGTATGGGTGGTTTAGCATATTCAAATTAAAATATATACTTTTTTTTTCTCCTATTATAGTATAAAGAATATAGCATAAATGGGTGGTGGTCTTCTTCAACTAGATTTAATTAATCGTGTATATTTACAAGTTACTCCTGATAATAATGCAACTGGTGTAAATTATTATGGTCTCCGTTTAATTAATTATGTTGAAATTGAAATTGGAGGTCAAAAAATAGATAAACATTATTCATATTGGTTATATGTATGGAATGAATTAACTCTACCTAAATCTAAACGTCTTGGATATAATGAAATGGTTGGTGCTTATGGTGGTTCAACAATAGCATCAAGAACTTTATATATACCTCTTGAATTTTGGTTTTGCCGTAATATTGGTTTAGCTTTACCATTAATAGCTCTTCAATATCATGAAGTTAAAATTAATATTAATTTTGAAACACGTGATAAATGTGGTGTAACTAATGCAACTAGTAATTTTAGTTCATCATTATGGGTTGATTATATATTCCTTGATACTGATGAACGACGACGATTTGCCCAATTATCTCATGAATATTTAATTGAACAATTACAATTTACAGGTCAAGAAGCAGTTACATCTGTATCCGGACAAAAAACAAAATTAAATTTTAATCATCCATGCAAAGAATTAATATGGTTTGTAAGTAATGATTATACAGATAATAAAAATTTATCATGGTTTAATTTTACTACAAAAGCTGATAATGGTGCAACTGTTTTAGCTTCTTCAAGTGCTATTGAAAAAGCAGTAGCTCAAACTAATTATAATTATTTACCCACTATTAAAGAACCTTCAAATCCTATTAAAGAAGCTAAATTAGTATTAAATGGCAATGACCGATTTTATCAACGTCCTGGACGTTATTTTAATATTGTTCAACCTTATCAACATCATGAAAATATACCATCTAATGCTGGTATAAATGTTTATTCATTTGCCTTAAAACCAGAAGAACATCAACCATCAGGAACTTTAAATATGTCTCGTATAGATACTGCTGTATTAAATTTATCATTTGAAGAAAAATCTGGTAGTAGTGGTACTGATTATGACCCAGCTAAAAGTACATTACATGTTTATGCAGTTAATTATAATGTTCTTCGTATTCTTTCAGGTATGGGTGGTTTAGCATATTCAAATTAAAATATATACTTTTTTTTTCTCCTATTATAGTATAAAGAATATAGCATAAATGGGTGGTGGTCTTCTTCAACTATCGTATATATTTCGTAGGTACATTAACAAATACAAATGCTAGTGCTGCTGCTGCAGATGAATTTAATAATGGCATTGCATTAGTTCCTTATTTTGGATTAAAATTATTAAAAACTATTGAACTTGAAATTGGAGGACAACGTATTGATAAACATTATTCTGAATGGTTATATATATGGAATGAACTTTCTTTACCTGTTGGAAAACGCGATGGATATAAATTAATGGTTGGAGGTGATAAATATAATCGTTCTATATTATTAGAAGCACAACAATCTTATTCATTATATGTTCCTTTAGAATTTTGGTTTTGTCGCAATGTTGGATTAGCTCTTCCATTAATAGCATTACAATATCATGAAGTTAAAATTAATATTGAATTTGAAACATTAACATCAATGGTAGATAAAGATAAAAATTATAGTGATAGAGCTTTTGCTGAAATTGGTGGTGCTAATAGAACTGTAAAATTAACTGATGTACAAGCTTTAAATAATTCATTAACAGGAGACACATCTAAATTAACATTATCAAATGCTGCATTATGGGTTGATTATATTTTCCTTGATACTGATGAACGAAGACGTTTTGCTCAATTATCCCATGAATATTTAATCGAACAATTACAATTTACTGGTTCCGATAGTATTGCAGGAAATAATACTAATTCAATGAAGAGCATTCGCATGAATTTTAATCATCCTTGCAAAGAATTAATATGGGTTATTAAACCAGATGCTGCTACTACTCCTACTGCTGCTCCTTATTGGAATAATTTCACAAATAGAAATAGTGATAATCAATATGTATTAAGTAAAAATCCTGTTACATTAGCTAAAATACAATTAAATGGCAATGACCGCTTCGCAGAACGTCGCGGAAGCTATTTCAATCTAGTTCAACCATATCAACATCATGACAATACCCCCAATATTTTTAATAATGGTATAAATGTTTATTCATTTGCTATAAAACCAGAAGAACATCAACCTTCAGGAACTTTAAATATGTCTCGTATAGATACTGCTGTTCTATCAGTTGCTTCTAGTGTTACCGGAACTATATATATATTCACTGTTAATTATAACGTTCTCCGTATTCTTTCAGGTATGGGAGGTTTAGCATATTCAAATTAATAACATCTATTATAATTATTTTTTTTGTTAATATCTGAAATATTATTTTTTTGATTTTCATAAATAAATTTATTTTTAGTAGATTCAACAGTTAATTTTAAAAATTCTAATTCTCGTTTATTTGTTAATTTCTTTAATTCGATATCATGATTAACTTTAATACGATTAAATTTAATAATATCTTTAATACGTATATTTTCAAATATATTAATATCTTTAATTTCTTTATTAATACTCTCAACATTTTCAACAAGTTTATCAAATAATTCAACAGTTAAATTATTTGATAATACAAAATAATCAATTAAATCTTTTTGCTTATTATACATATTTTTATAATTAAATAATATATCATGAATATTTTTAAGTTTTTCCATATTTTCGCGATAATTTCTAAATTTCACAATTGAACTTAATACTGTTAATAATGTTCCAAGAAATAATGAAATCATATTTATAATTAGAGAAATAGTATCTTTTGATATTATTGATGACATCGTATTTTTACTTTTAATAACAATAGTTTCATTTTTATCTACTGTATATTGATTTTGGTCTTCAATATCATTTTGATAATTTATTAATGTTAATCTAATTGCTTCAATAAATGTTGTTAAAGTTGATATTATCAATATTAATAATGATATGCGATTATATCTAAAATATATTAAATCATATTTAGCAGATATTATATATAAAGAAGTTGTTATTTTTTTCTTATTATCTTTAATATTTTTTAATAATTTATCTTTTCTATAATTAAGGTCATTTATTATATCACTTGTCTCAGTTTGACTTTCCGTATTCCTTTTATCATTAAATTCATATAAAGTTAAAAATTTATCTGATGTTGGTGTTGTAGCAGTAATATTAACAAAATCTGCTTTAACTTTTGGAACTTGTCCATTATCATCAATTAATACAATTACTTCATCATCTCTAATATCTCCCATTATCGTATTAATATTTTATAATAAATAAAATTAGAATCCCAATTAATAAAATTAAAAATATTATAATAACATCTTTTATTGTATAGGGTCTTTTAATTTGATAATCTTTATTATAAATCTTATTTACAAGTTCAATTGAATTTGTTATTGCAGATTCCATTGATGTAAAATGAACTTTAGAATTACCTGTATGAGTTCCTAGAATATAAATATTATCACTTAATTTATTATTACGTAAATAATTATAATTAGGAACTTTTATAAATGCAGTTTCATTTGATTTCCATTCTCCATTTTCATAATAATTATTTATAAATGCTAATGTTGGATTTGGCAAATTCTTATAAATCTCTTTCAATTGTCTAAATGTTTCGTATATTAATTCATTTTTATTATTACATTCATTCGCAGTTTTATTTATTATTTTACTTTTACTATCTGTTATAGTTATATTACAACTAATAACAGTTTTTGAATTTCTTTCTTTAAATATCATATAATCACTTAAAATAACACTAGTTATGCCCCAATCCGTATCATTAATAATAGAAGCTGTTTCAAGTTCAATCTTAAAATTCCAATGATAAGTAATAGATATATATTCATTATATTTCGTATTAATTGCATATTTTTCTAAATCATTAATTCTTCTAAGATTTATTGATGAATTATTTAATATCGTATTTAAATTTATTGGTGGTATAGCTAATATTAATTTCTTAGTATAATATTCATTATTATTATCAGTTATTATTTTAACTATTGAATTCATTTCTTCAATCTTTGAAACAGCAGTTTTAAATTTAAATTCAATATGTTTTAAATATTGTTTCCATATATAAAATAATCCCTCATCATTTGGCAATATTGGCTGATATGTATTATATAATAAGGTCTCATTCATTATATGTAAAAAAGTATTTAAAGACATTTTATTAATATCACCACCATCAATAATCTTACAATATCTATTAGTATAATTAATCGCCTTTTCAGTAAAATTATTGGATATAAGGAAATTATACATTGAAATATTTTTAGCATAATTTGGGTCTAATAATAATGAAAAGAATGCTTTAATAATAGAAAAAATTTCATTAGTATTATAATATTTTTTACTAATATCTTTATTTAATAATTCAAAAGTTGTTAATTTATTTCTTTTAAATAAATCATTAAATTTCAATCCTATTTTATTTAATATCATTTTAAAATTTACATAATTATTAATATAAACTCTCGGACCATGTTCGCAAAAATAATATTCATTCTCATATATCTGTCTATTAACTTTATGACATCCGCCAATAAAATTATCTTTCTCAATTATCATAATTTTTTCATTTTTATCTGCTAATGTAGCAAATGTTAGTCCTGCAGGTCCTGACCCAACTATTATACAATCATATATAATCATTCTATAAAACTAATATTAAAAAAAAATGATTAATATCTATTTTACTAAAAATTAAAATGGATTATAGTTTTAATACTATTCTTATAAATGAATGGCTTTCTAAATGTGATAGTAATATTAGAGATATTGCAAAAGATTTTTTAGATTTAAGTATATATATATCAGAATCAGAATTTGATAATTATTTATTAAATTCTTTAAAAGAAATGTTAGAATATTTTGATAAATGTAATATTAAGAAATTACAATTTTTCAATCCTGAAAATAATATCAAAAAATCTAATTATTGGATTATTATGAAATTATTAAATTTTATTGATAAAGATAAATATATAATTTCAATTAGTGATAATATTAAAGATTTTGATGAATCTACATATATCATTCTTGCAGATGATGCGAGTTATTCAGGTTCGCAAATATCTAATTATATTGATGAATATATCTCTAAATATAAAATATTTATATTGATTCCATTCATATCTAAAATAGCTATTGAAAGAATAAATAAATATGATGTTAAATTTATTGAAAAGAATAGATATGAATTAAAACCATTAACTGAATTAATGGAGAATGAAAAAATAATTAAATTATTTGATTATTATGGAACTAGAAATATTATTCAATATCCTATATATTTCAATCATAAAGTAGCTGATAGTTATTCATCATTTCCTTTAATTTATTCATATGGTATTATACCTAATGAAAAAAATAAAGAAATAATTAATGATTGTAAAAAAAAGATGATTCCATTAAAATCTAGATTTAATGAATTGGATAAAATAACATTTTTAAATAATTCTAAAATTGTTGATTCTAATGAATATGATATTAATAATCCTAAATATCCAATATCACCTTATAAAATGATTTAATATTTAGTACATTCAATATTTTTATTTCCATTTTTATGAAATTTATGTAGAACTAAACAATCAACTGCAGATTCTTGCATTGTTTGATATAAAGTTAATATTTCTTTCATTTTGTCAATTGCTTGTTTATATATGAATTTATCAATATTTTCAATATTAGTAGCATCTAATTTTAATCCTTTTTTCTTTCCTTTTGTTTTTCCTTTTGGTTCTTCTTCAGGAACATCAAAAGATTTTAGTTCTTTCTTAATTGTTTTAATTTCATCTTTAATTTCAGCAATATTACTTTTAATTTCTTCTAATTTTGATTCATATTGTAAAATATTATCCTCTATTCTTTGTAATTTTTCCTTATTTCTTTCTGGACTTCCTTTTTTGTCCTTATTAAGTTTAGCTTTTGAAGCTTTAGCATTTTTTATTGATGTTTGAATATCTTTTAAAGGTAATGCTAAATTTTCCAATAATTCTGTTTTTTCTTTAAGTATTTTTTTTAATTCTTGTAATTTTCCTTCATCTTGTACTATTTCCTTTGGAAAATCACTAATATATCTATGAATATTTACTGTCCAATCTTTTAATCTTAAATCACTATGAGAACAATTACGTGCAGCTCTTCCAATTGTTTGTCTATCACTAGCCCATGTTATTAAAGGTTCAAAAATATGAATATGACGTACAGCTTTTAAATCTAAACCTTCATTATAACTTTGAGATGCTAAGAATAAATGAACATATTCACCATTTTTATTAAAAGGTGCATTATATAATTTAGTCATTTCACTTAATTCTTTACCTTTATCAACACCTAATTGAGTTGTAATAGCTAAAATAAATCTTTTTTTCTTATCACTTTCAGTTGGATTATCATAAATCTTCTTAGCTTCATCTGGTGTTAATTGTTCATATCCTCTCTTTTTTAATTCTAAAGCAACAGCTAATATACCTTGTCCTCCATAACCTTTATTTTCATAAAAAGCAGAATATATATATTGTTTTTCATTAGTATAATTTAAAACATTTGATAATAATGCTTCTAATTTAGGACTAAAATCAGTTAAAGAGGTTATACCTTTTTCAAATTTATAAAGCATATTTGAATATTTACGTGCTGCCATCCAATATTTATGTAAAGAATTAGCTTCTGCTAATTTATCATAATTTTTATGAGATTCTTTAACTTCTTTATATTTTTGTATATATTGTTCAAATTGTTTAATTGACATATTTATATATTTAGGTTCATTATCCATAACTTTTGGAAATTTACTACTATCACTAGACATATCAAAATAAGATATTAAACCTCTTATTTTTTCTTTAAAAAGATCAACTTTTGAAATATCATCATATTCAATTTTTTCAACATCATTATTTTTAACAATATTTAATAATTTAATTATTTCACTTGGATTATCTCCTAATGTTGCAGTTAAAATAAAAACTTTTAATTTTGGAAATTTCTTTTCATTTAATAATAATTTTTCTAAATATTCATGTTGTTTCTTTTGATTTGGTAAAGGTCTAAATAAATTATGAACTTCATCTATAATTAAAATACAATTATTTAAATCAATTGTCTTATTATTAATTCGATTTGCTAATTTAGCAAATGATAAAAATCTAACCTTCTTTGAAAATTCTTTTTCCATTTGAGGTATTGTTTTTCCCACAAATCTTGGAAATAAATCAGTAGCACATTTATAAAAAGTTGTTGGTGGATTACTTGTTAAAGCTTCTATTTTACTGCAATATATAATATCCATATCAGTTTCCCAAAATCCATCCATTATTGATGTTGCTGTACATGTTTTACCACTTCCAGTTGAATGCCATATTAACATACCTCTTTTATTTAATTTATTTTGGTGAATAATCTTACAAATATTATTAATAATTGATTGAGGAACAGTAGGTAATTTAGGAGGTTTTAATATTGAAGATGATGATACAGAAGAAATAATTGAAGGTGTTGATACAGAACTTACAAATGAAGATGAAGAAGATAATGATTGATATTTTTTTTCAATATTTCCAAAATAATCTGGAAAATATTTTTTATATAATTTTTGCAATTCAACATCATAATTAGAATTAGGAGGTATTAAATTATAATTTGTTTTAAATTCATTAATTAATTTAGGATTTGAAATATATTTTTCTAATTCTTTTAAATCTTCATTTAAATTTGGTTCTAAAATTTGAATTTTATTTTTAACATAATATATAAAATCACTTGTTAATTCATATTGATAATAATCAGGAAAATATTTATTATATAATGAATAATATTCAAATGGGTCTGCATCTTTCTTATGATATTCATTATATTCAATTATAAAATCATCATATAAATTAATATCATTCATGAAATATAATAATAATGATTTCTTTGATTTGTCATTTGGGTCTGTTCTAGATATAATAAATCTAGAATAAATATAATATTGTTTTTTAATTTTTTCAATATATATATCTATTTTATCATTAAAAAATTTTGAAAAAAATTTTCTATAATCTATTTCCTCATTATTATTATAAAGTTTCTTATATTCATCGATATTTAAATCATCTTCAATATATAATGATAATAATTTTTCATCTGTTTTATTATTAGGATTAGAATTCAATATTAAAAATCTAATAAATAAAAGTTGAATTAGTTTTAAATATTTAGATGTTGAATCATCATAACTAGTAAAATAAATTGGAAAATATTTATGATATAACATTGCAGCATTTCTATAATATTTTTTATCAGCTTCATCTATACTAGAACTAGAATCTGATGATTTTTTATTTGATTCTTGATAATAAAGAAATAATTGGGGTTCATCAGATTTGCTTTTAGTTTTATAATCAGATGTTAATGATTTCTTATATTTTTTGATATAAGAATTATATTCATCACAAAAATTATTTATTACTTCTTTAGAATCAGAATCAGCAACATATGATAATAAAATTTTTTTATTTTCTTCTTTATTTGGGTCAATATTTATAATTAAAAATCTAATATATTCATTAAAATTGTCATAATATTTATTCTTAAATTCTTGTAAAGATAAATTTTCATCAATATGTTCTAATTTTACTAAATCATTAACATAATCTATTTTTGATTCTATATTTTCATCTATAATATCTATTTCAGGTTCTTCTATTTTTTTACTTTTATTTGATGAAGTAATAGATGATTCAATATAATTTTCAACACATCTATTACCTTTACCAATTAATTCAGATGTTTCAGGAGCATTTTTTCCAGAATAAAATTCTTGTAATGATTTTTCAATATTATCCATATCTAATAATATTTTTTCATTAGAATTACTTTTTTTAATAGAACTACTATTTTTTTTACTTGATTTATTTAAATTAATTCTATTTTTTGATACACAATCTCTTTTAAATTCACTAATTCTTTTAAAATAACATTTAGGATTTATTTGACATTTATTACGCGCTTTTTTAATATCTTCTCTTGATACATTATTTTCTTCATAATCTTTTTTTCGCAATAATTTATAATCATTTAATAAATCACCACATTCTGCATCTTCTTTATCAATCCAACAATTTCCATTATCATAATTATTATTTCTATTTACTGTAGAACCAACCCAAAAACCATTTACTTTTCTACATCTAGTAGGTGTATAAACATTTTTATAATATCTATTATATTTATCACGTGTTATTTCATCTGCACTATCAGTTAAAAGTAATTTACAATTTTTTTTAGTATCAAAAGGATTTTCTTTCTTAAAAGAATCTAAATCTTCATATTCATATGGATTTTTTTCAGGTCTATTATATTCATAAATAGCAATATCATTACATTCTTTCTCTCTATTTTCTAATTCATCACTGATTTTCTTATAATTTCGTTTTTTACTATTACTACTCATTTATTTATTCTACTATTTTATAAGAACATAAAAATTAATACTACCATCCAATATATAATTATACTTAATGTTGGATATGGTATATGAATATTATTTGATATATCAAATAAATAATCTGCTAATTCATCTGCTGTAATATCTATAATCGTATCTTTATTTTTAATAATCCATTTACATATTTTTTTCTTATAATGAAAAGGACGTCTTTTTAATATCAATGGTTTAATTTTACTGGTTTTTGTTAATAAATATACAGCAATTGATGCTGTTGCCGGTTCTATCATATACGGAGTTATAAATAACATTATATTTATAAATGTTATTATAATAAAAAAAATCAAATTTTTTTTTAAATAGAAGGGTCATATAAATAATCATATAAATATTCTGGTATTTCTTTACAATTCCTATTTTTAGTATATTTATTTATCAATGAAATTATTTCATTTTTATCTGTAATTTTAAATTTTTGATTTTTTGCTTTTCTACTATACCATTCATTTTTCCCTCTTTTTATATATATCATTAATTTCTCATCTTCTGTAGTATTAAATTTAACATCTAATATTACTCCTTCTGTTGTTTGTTTATATCCTTGAATATCTATTATTCCTGAATGTTCTTTATCATGACATTCTTTACAAATATTTACAAGATTATGTTTAGAGTTTTTATGAAAATTCTCAAAATATCCTTTATCATCGCTTAATGATTGATAATTAATATGATGCGTTTCTTCACTTTTATTTTTATTACAAATTTGACATACATCCATAAATAAAGAAGAATTATAATTTGATTTCTTAGTTTCTAATAATTTTTCATTCACTCCTAATAATTCTTTTCTTATTTTTTCCGCATTATTCATAAAAATAATAGGCATATCTAATGATTTACAAACTTCAATACCATAAATATTTGAACCTTGTCCTTCTTTTAGTTTCCTATCATATATAATCGTATTATCATCTCTAATTTCTATATGCATATGATAAATTTTTAATTCTGGTCTATCTTTTATTAATGATATTGATGTTAATTCGTGTAAATGACTTGTAAAAATAAATGATGCTTTTTTATCTATTAATTCATTAATCGCGGAACTTACTATACAAATACCTGAAATTGCTTCAGTACCTGAACATATTTCATCTCCAATTATTAAACTATTTTTATCAGCTCTATGAATAATATTTCTTAATTCTGTCATTTCAACAACAAAACTACTCATTCCTTTATAAATATTATCATTTCCACATATTCTAGTCATAATATGATTATATGGATGATATTTAAAATTAATTGCAGGAACATACATTCCAGCTTGTGCCATAATTATAGAAAGTCCTATAGCTTTCATAAATGAACTTTTACCAGATGCATTAATACCATATAATAATATTCCATTTTGATTTAAATTAATATCATTACCAATATATTCAACATCTGTTGATATTCTCTCAATAATAGGATGTCTTAAATTTTCAGCAGTTATGAAAGAATTATCAGTTGTTAAATCAATAGAAGGTTTATAATAACAATATTCAACAGCATTTTTTGCATTACATGAAGTTATATCAATATCTATTAAATATTTAATAATAATATCAATATCATTTGATGATTTATTATAAAAATCTAGAATAAATTCATGATATTTATTTATAACAATTGAATTAATATCTGATTGAGTTTTTTTAATAATATTAGAAGCATTTTTAATATCATTAGATGTTAATTTATAAATGTTATTAGTTGTTAGAAGTTTTTTTTCAAATTTATCCATAAATCTTTTATCAATTTTAGATGCTGTTTCAAATCTTTTTTTAGTTATAGTTATAAAATATCCATCTGATTCATTATAATCAATTTTAGATAATGTATCACCTATATTGGAAATTGCAGTAGAAATATTAGTAATTTTATTATAAGCATTTTTATAATCTTCATTTAGGTCATCTAATTCCTTATAAATACCTATATTAAAGATATTAGTTTTAATATCATTTGTATTATATTTAGAACATTCATCTAAATTTAAGATTGAATAATTATGAATAATATTATTAACATTAGTAATAATATCTGGTTCAGTAAGTTTAAAAACTTCAATTGCATTTTCTAATGAAGAAGCAAAAGACCCCCATTCGAATGGTTGAATTTTATTTAAAATCATTTTACGTTTAACTCTTTCTAAATCAATAATACCAACTAAGAATTTATTAATTTCTTTATATTTTGATAAATAATTTTCAATATTATTATATCTATCAATCAATTCTTTTTTATTATTAATAGGATTTAGAAATCTTTCTTTAAAAATACGAGAGCCAAATGCAGTATTACATCTATTTAAGATATCTAATAATGGTTTTTCGTTAGGATTATTAGAAATAATATTTAATTGTAATGCACTATTATATTCAATAGCAAGATTTTTAGAATTATCTAAAAGTTCAGGAATTTTAAGTTCTTTGATAATATCATTATTATGTTCATATGCAAATTGAAGAAGAGAACAGAAACTTAAACGACCTAATGAATATTTTTCTAAATTGAGATATTCGATAATAGAAAGCATTGTTTTATTTTGAAATGATTTTTGTAAAATTTTATTTTGATAATCAATCTTTTTAATATGAGAATTTAATTCATAATTATCCCATTTCTTATGAATTAAACAAGAATTTGAAGTAATAATATTTAAAATTAATTTTTTATTTTGTTCTGAAATTATATCTGAGATAATAAGAATTTCACATGGATTATAAGTAGTAATTAAACGATATGTTTCATCTAATGTATATTGAGGGTCTGATTTAGAACTTCCATTTTCATAAATAAAAGAACGTCCAGTTGTTAAATCAACACCAGTAATACCAGTAATAAGAATATTATTAATTTCTTCATAATAAAGAACCATAATATAATTACTTTTTTTAGAATTAATATTAATATTAGTAGCAGGACTTAAAATTTCTGTTATTTTTCTTTGAGGTTCTGGAGGTTCTGTTACTTGTTCAATTAAAACAATAGTATAATTATTTTGAATGATTAATTGAATATATTTATTTAGAACATATAATGGAAATCCACACATAATTGGATTATTGCGGGAAACTTCTAAAATTGATTTATTCTTTCTTGAAACTATAAGATTACATATATCAGCGATTTTATATAAATATCTAGAATTTATATCAATATCATATAATTCAAAAAAAGAACCTATTTGTATTAATACAATAGTATTATTTCCATATTTTTTTTGATATATATCAAGATAATTCAAATAATCGTCAATAATCATTGTATTTTCATCTTATTTATAATATTAATCTTTATATGAAGATTATTTTTTAATATTAGAAAAAATTTTTTTAAAATAATCAAAACTATTTATACTTTTAAAAGATTTTTTTATTATATAAGGTTTTTTATTTATTATATTTGATGGTTTAGTTATTATAAAAGATGATGTAGTAA